AACCCATAAAAAATGGCGAAGAAAAGGGTAGAGATCCTAAGACTGGTAGATTTATTGAGGGTTATGAAGGTGGCCCGGGAAGGACACAGGGTTTAAGGGATTGGGCGACTGATTTTAATGAAGCGATAAAGATTGTTTCAAAGAACTTAGGAAAAACTGAATCGGAAATCAGAACGGATTTATTGATTGTGGGCGTAGGGCAGGCAAGAGGAGGCAACTTTAATTTTTGGAACTTTATAATGGAAAGAGATTATGGCAAGGTATCCCAGCCGATAGAAGGTGGATTAATAATAACCGGAGCAAAAGAATTAGCCGATAAGCTACAAGCAATTTTAGACGATGATAAACCAAAGCCAGAAAAAAGTAATAAAGGAGTTGGTAAGGACATACTTCAAAAACCGGAAGGGGGAGCCGTATGAATTGACTGATGGAGAGTGTGAGATATTTGCTGTTGTTCTTAAGAAATCATTAAAGTATGTTTGGGTTTCAGCGCCGACACGATACGGAAAATCAGAGACACTTGCCTTGGCCCTGATAATTCTCGCCGTCTTTTACAAATTAAAAATACCTGTTATCGCCGGGAGTAAAGAAAAAGCTGAGAAGATAATGGAATATGTCATAGAGCATGTTGCTGATCATCCGGAATTATACAAAGGGCTTTTGAATCTTCGGGGATTGAGAGATGTCCAAAGATTAAAAGTTTCGGCATCGAAGGACACGTTAAGATGGGCGGCTGGCGGTTGGATATTTATTACTTCGGTTGATGCCCGGTCAACGTCAAAGGAAGGAGAGAAGGCAGTGGGAGAGGGAGGAGATGTCGTGGTGTTGGAAGAGGCAGGCCTGATAAAAAGGAAAGAGCAGTTTTCAAAAATAGTCAGAATGACCGAAGGGGAATGGGGAAAGCTGATAATGTCTGGAAACTGCATTGAGAAATCGATATTCGAAGATGCTTTTAAAAATCCGCTATATCACAAAGTAAGGATATCGCTGAAGCAGGCGATTAATGAAGGCAGGTATACCAGGGAGGAATTGAAGAATAAAAAATCGCAGACCACGACAAAAGATTGGAAGAGGTTTTACTTAGTCAAGTTTCCTCAGGCGGGGGAATTCACATATTTTAAACCGGTAAAGTATGAATTCCTGCCAAGGGAATTAAAGTATTATGGATCGCTTGATCCGGCGCTTGGCGAGGCAAAGAAAGGATGCTTGGTCGGTATAGTCGTGTTGGGAGTAGCAGAAGATGGTCAAGTTTATGAAGTAACGAGCATAGGTGAAAAGATAAAGCCGGAAGAGGCGATAAGGGAAATATTTAATTTGCCGTATAAGTTTGAGAGATTCGTTATAGAGGCAACCCAATTCCAAAAGTATTTATTGCAAGAGACTCAAAGGAAAAGCAAGGAAGAGCAAAGATATATTCCTTTTGAGGGAATCCAGCAAAGTAAGAAAAAAGAAGAGAGGATTGAGAGCATGGAGCCGGCGATAAACACTAAGCAGATTCTGTTCAAAGGCGACAATGAACTTTGGAATGAAATGCAGGACTACCCAGATACAGAAAACGTTGATTGTCTTGATGCCTTAGAAATGGCATGGAGGACAGTAAGCGGTGGCGGATATATCGGATTCGTTTAGTATAATTATTTTCACAATGGATAAAACAGAAACAACAATTCATAGCCGGACAGACGGGATTATTGATTTTGTAAAAAGGAATAAAGAGATGATTGACAAATTGAAAAAGTGCAAGATAGAGATAGACTGCTCCGGTAAAAGCACGAATAGCAGGATCACAGCTTTTGACATTGATGGTGAGATGTTTCATAATAGAGAAAGGTCGTAAGATAATTAAAAAAATAACAAAAATATGGAAGAACAAATATCGACTAAATCGAGATTAGCCGTAACCCTATTGTCGTTCTTCGCCGGAGGGTTGGGGATCCACAGGTTCTATCTTGGAAAAGTAGGCACAGGGTTGTTGATGCTTTTTACTCTTGGAGGATTCGGGATATGGACATTGATAGATTTCATTACCGCGGTATGCGGGGCGATGAAAGACGGGGAAGGAAAAATGATTAAGAAGTGGTAGTGCGAAATACCCTTGACAGGATTCCTTGACAGGACTATAATGGATTAATGGCGAATTATAGTAAGGAATATTATCAGAAACATAAAGAAAATTCTTATTCTAATAAATTCAGAAAGTTAATTTTTGGAAGAGATAATTGGCAATGCCAAATTTGTGGTTCATCTAAAAAATTAGAAATTCATCATATCGATGGAGAGATGGGAGGTGGAGGATTACCATTAAAAAAGAAAAATAATAATCTTGATAATATTATTACTCTTTGCTTAAAATGTCATCATAAAATCGATGGATGGAAACGAGGAGAAGGAAATAAATTAAAAAATAGGTGGTCAAGAAAATTCATTAAATGTCTTAATTGCGGGACTACCACGAGAAAACATATAGCCAATGGTTTGTGTATTCGTTGTTACGAACTTACAAGGCGGGGATATAAGACAGATTATTATAGAAAACATTATGGGGTCTTGACATCACATCTTGAGGGAGTATTATTAAATAATTGAATAAGCTGACGTTACCAGCGGGTTTCTAATCTAGAAATTACCAGAGGGCGTCAATCTCGTTTTACGCATTAAGTTGTGTGAAATTAGATTGCCGTCCTCTTTCTATATGGTTAGACAAAACTTTTTACAAAAAACAATTAATGGAATAGGCAATTTTATCCGTGCCAAGAGTTTCGATGGTTTTCTTTGGGATTCTACGATGCCTTCGGGCAAGTGGAACGGGAAGGATTTTTTGAAGGTCAATGAGATTTCGCTTTACGTTAACAGGGCCATAGAGAAGAGGGCCGAGAAAGTAGGCCAGACGCAATTTGTCCTTTTCGACGGCGATAAGCAGATAGAGAATAATTGGGTCTTGGATTTATTGGCCAAACCGAATCGCTTTCATACGGGAGACGCTTTCTTTCGGCTTTACCAGAAGTATAAAGACTTGACCGGCAAGGCGTTTATCTTTAAAGAATATAATTCCGAGATTTTCAAGAAAGAGAAGAGAGTGACTGCACTCCATCTCTTAAGGCCGGATTTGGTGGAGATAAAATATAACGATAACAAAACGGAGATAGAGAAGTTCGTTTATAAAACCGGCAGTAAGAATATTGAGTATACTCCGGACCAGATAATTTACAGCTTCAATCCTGATCCGTTGTCTCCGACAGAAGGAGTGAGCTTATTGAAAGCCGGCGTGACTGCCATTGAGACGGAGATTCAGATCAGGGAATACCATGCCAACATACTGAAGAATGGCGGGAAGATAGAGGGGGTGTTCAAATTCAAGACGCCGAGAATAACTAAAGAGCAGCTGGAAGAATTGAAGCAGAGTTATCAAGAACAGTATGCCGGAGCCAAAAAGGCGGGGCTACCGATGTTCATCGGAGGAGATACCGAATACCAGAGAATGGGATTGACCCCTGATGAATTATCTTATCTTGAAGCCAAGAATATGTCGCTGGAAGATATTTGTATATTGACAGGCGTGCCGAAAGTTCTTTTGGCGAGCTTCCAAGACATAAAGTTTGATAATGCTAATGCAGCTGAAGCCATTTTTCAGAGAGAAACAATTAAACCATTGGTGGAAGATTTGTGCGCGGTCTTAGATGAGGACTTGGTCCCGGGAGAAGTTGATTTAACTTACATCGATCAGACTCCACAGGATGTAGCACAAAAGTTGTCCATATTGGAGATAGCGGACAAAACGCATTCTTTAACCCCCAACGAGAGGAGAGAGATACTATCGGACCTATTTGAGGGGATCGGGGCGTATTCCGATAAGGCAGCAGACAAAATATATCAGCCATTTAATCTGATGCCGATCGGGGAAGATGAAGGCGATAAGAGTAAGATTTACAAGGCAGAGGGATTTAAGCATCCCCTGAGGGATGAAAAAGTGAGGAAGGTATATTCTGAAGAGCATATTAAGAAATCAGACGCGGAAGAGAGAGTTTTTAAAAAAGGAATAAGGTCTTTCTTCAAAGGGCAGAGGGAAAGGATATTGGAAAAGATCGGTGATCAGAAGATGGCGAAAGGAATGAAGAAGAAGAATCTGTTGGGTGAGGTATTCGATCAGGAGTTAGAAGTTAAATTATTAGAAGATACGGCGTTGCCTTTAATTAAAGATTTATTTATCAGGACTGGCAATGAGGCGATGATACTAGTCGGGGCGAAATATTCTTTCGACTATGGATCGCATGCACAATCCTGGGTAAGCGATAGGGCTGGCTTTTTGGGAAAGGAGATAAATGATACTACCCTGAATGATCTGGGCAAGCTGATAAGCGATACTGTCGACCAGGGGATGGGAAGAAAGGAATTGATTGAAGGATTGGATTCTATCTACGATGGATATTCTAAAGAAAGGCTTAACTTGATAGCGAGGACCGAAGTGCATGGAGCGATTAATTCGGCCAAGATGGAAGGATATAAACAGGCAGACGTTCCGATTAAAATATGGGTTCATGCTGGGTTCGGTGACGCGAGAGATTGGCATCTTGCCATAGACGGGGAAGAAAGGCCGCTCAATCAACCATTCTCAATAGGATTAATGTATCCGGGAGATGGCGGGCCGGAAGACTCAGCTAACTGCCAGTGCACTATTTAATAAAGTCGAAAAATCTAAACAATAAGTTAACTAAAATGTTAGAAACAAGAAAATTATATCAAATCCACAGTAAGTCTTTTGAAGAAAAAGGAGCTGAGAATTTAAAGACTCTTTGGGAAAAAGTCAAAGAGGAGGGATTCACGGGGCTTAGGATGAGCAGCGCCTTGGAGATTCAAAAGAAAGAAGAAGAAGATAAGGATAATCTTTTCCATGTTATTTTTTCCACTAGTAAAGAGGACAGGCATGGAGAGGTGGTCAAGCAAGACTTTGACCTGAAGTCGTTTAAGAAAAATCCCGTTATTTTAGATAGCCATGATTATCAGACGATTGAAGCGATTATCGGTAAGGCAAAGAAGCTAAAGTCAGACGGAAAGCTCGAAGGAGACGTTGAATTCGCGCTGGATAATCCGAGAGGGTTGCTGGCTTTTAAGCTGGCCGTTGGCGGATTCTTAAACGCTTGTTCGATAGGGTTTATTCCCAAGGAATTTTCTGATGACTTTATGACTATTGAGAAGTCGGAATTGTTAGAAATCAGCTTCGTCAGCGTTCCGGCTAATCCCGAATCGCTGATAGAGAAGATGCAAAAGACTTTAGAGGAAGCTGAGCCGGCTGAGATTATGAAGGCAGCTAAAGAAGAAGAAGAATCGAAAGAGGAAACGAAAGAGGAAGAAGAGGAAGAAGAGGCGGCTAAAGAGGAAGAGAGAACAAAAACGGCAGCGGAGAAAGCGCTGAGGGAGTCTGCCTTGATCGAAAATGAAAAGCAGAATATCAGAAAGAACATCTACAAGAATATCGCCCGTGAACTTGAGAAAATGAGTCGTGAGAATCAAGAAAGAAGAAAGGGCAAGATATACAAAATGCTTCGTAATTTATTGAGAGAGTAATTAATCATTCATTAAAAGAGTAGATATAGGGAAGAAAGTCGAGACCCTCCGTTCCCTGCGGACTACAAGAGAAAAACATTTTTACACATGAAAAAGTTAAAGACTAAAGACGAGGAAGAGAAGGAAGAAGAAACTGAAGAGAAAGAGGAAGAGGAAAAGGAGGAAGAGGAAGAGACTGAAGAGAAATCAGCCGAAGACATGGCCAAGGAGATTAAGACACAAATGCTGAAGACCATTAAGGATTCTGTCGAGGACAATGTCGAAGCTATCAAAGCTGAGATTAAGACCTACGTTGAAGAGCAGAAGAAACTGATGGAACAGAAAGCTGGTGTTTATAATCCCGAGGCAAAGAAAGACCTCAAAGCTACCAATTCTTATATCAGAGCATTGATCGGGGCCACTCTTTCTAACAGAACAGAAGATTTGCAGGAAAAGACCGGGTTGTCCTTCAAAGAATTGACCACGGATGCGACTGGCTCTCCTTACGGAGGTTATGTCGTTGATTCTGAGCTTTCTGCCGAAATAAGGCACTTAGAGACAGAATACGGCGTGGCGATGAAGGAATTTACCGTAGTGCCTCTTTCAAAGAATACCTACAAAGCCAATGAATTGGTTACAGACGTTACTGTTTACTGGGTGGACGAAGGAGTCGCCATCGGGTCAACACAGGCAGTCCTGGGACAAGAAACTCTTGAGTTGAAGAAACTCGGGGCTATTATTACCATGACTTCTGAGCTGATTGCCGACCAGGAGATAGATCTGTGGGGTTTCTTGAAAGGAAGGATTGCTGAAGGTTTCGCAAGGGCGAAAGACGAGGCATACTTCATCGGAGACGGAACTGACACTTACGGAAGCTTTACCGGATTGCTTGAGAACGGAGATATAGAGGACATTGACGCGGCAGGCGACACATTCGCAGAGATTACCCCTGACGACTTGATGAACCTTAAGAACGCAGCTCCGCAATCAGTTAGAAAGACCGGCAAATACTACATGAACGAGACCATAATGAATTTGGTCAGAGTCCTGAAAGATGGGAATGACAGGTATATCTTCCAAGAGCCTAGCGTTACTGGGCCTGCGACTATCTGGGGAAGACCCGTAGTTGAGGTTGAGGTGATGCCTGGTTCAGGAGATTCTGCAGCCGAAACGCCATTCGTTCTCTTCGGAGATTTGAAGAAGGCGTGTCTTCTCGGAGAAAAGGGCGGACTAGTTACTGATATGTTTGATGCAGGAATAGTAAGGAACGTGGCGAACAGCGCTGACGTCAACCTTATTACTACCGACAGAAAAGCTATCAGAATGAAGGAAAGGACTGGATACCTCTGCCTTCTGCCTTCCGCGATTAAGAGATTGGTCACGGCAGCTTCTGGTTCATAGTAGTTAGTATCTTCACTTAGCGCCTCTGCTTCCTTGTGAGCGATAAGGGGGCGCCGAGATGAGGACCTTAACGATAAAACAATAAGGAAAATGCCAAAGATAACAGCGTGTGTCGTTTCGTTTTTGAGACCGCAATATACCATAGACTGCGTGAGGACGCTTCACGAAACGTGCCCGAAAATTAAAATTTTAGTTGGAGAGAATGGAAACTACGATAAGGACATAGAGGAAGCGGTCAAAAAAGCAAAAGGGCAATACATTCTGTATCCTTTTGATAGTGGGAATTCTTTTGTCAGGAATAGATTGGTGGAAAAAGCAAAGACCAAATATGTCTTAATTGGCGATGACGATTTCTGGTATGACGAGGGGATGAAGGCAGATGAGATGGTTAAGTTTTTGGAGAATACTGATTTCGACCTGATAGGGGGAAGGGCAAGTTATCCTGACAGAGTTGGCAAAAGAGAGCATCGCTATTTTATAGAAAAGCATCCCGACCATATTAAGTTTAATCTGGCGAGCACCGAT